GATAGTCGCTAAACATCGAAGTACTGGCCTAGTAACGCATATTAATGCGAAGAACGGCTCTTATTTCGATGTTACTGGGATTGTCGATTATCAAACGGCCTTGAATGCTGTTGTTTCTGCTGACGCGCAGTTTATGGGTTTACCGTCTGATGTACGCTCCCGGTTTAATAACGATCCGGGGGCGTTGTTGGCCTTTTTGGCCGATGATAAGAATCGGGATGAAGCGATTCGTTTGGGTTTGGTGGAAAAACCGAAGGTTGTTCCGCCTGTTGTGCCTGTGGCTCCTGGTGCGCCTGTATAAGGCGAACGCCCGTTCTAGGGGTGGAAACACCCCTAGGTACGTTTTTGTTGAACCTACCCCCTTTTTTGTTCGTTCTGGTGTGGGTGTAGGTGTTGATGCCGGCGCGCAAGCGCCGGCTTCGGGGTCTGGGGTGAAGCCCCAGGGTTTTCGGTCTCGAAAATTGGGAAGTCAGACTATTGCCTTACTTGATGTTAATAGTCTGACTGACACCTTTTTTAAGGTGTCTTTGTTGTTTTGTCTTGGTGTTGTTGGTTGTCAATGGTTTTGGAGGTTTTGATGAAATTGGCTCATTGTCTGGTGTGTGGCCGAAATGTTCCTATTGAAAATGGTTGTTTTATGGTGCATCTTTACGATAACCTTTCGACGGAGTTGTGCAGTAATTCGGATAGAAAATTGCCTGTTATGGAGGTTTCAAAATGAAGCGTTTTAAAATGAATCGGAAGTCCTCGGAGAAGTACTTCTCTAAAAATGGCCAGAAAGTTCATCGCAAGAATTGGAGTTCTGGCCCTATGCGCGGTGGGTATCGGTTTTGATGGTCGATGCCTTGTTATTCTCCGTTGCAGGCGTTTTATGGGCCTCGTGGTGCGTCTGGAAAACCTTCGATTGTCTTTAAACGGTCACTTTCTGTTCGTGGAAAAGAAGTGATGTTGCCCTGTGGGAATTGTATCGGTTGTCGATTGGAAAGGTCACGCCAGTGGGCTTTGAGATGTTGGCATGAATCTACTTTACATGAGAAGAATTGTTTTATAACGTTGACGTATGATGAGGGCAATGTACCGCCCGATGGCTCTGTTCATCTTGAAGACTTTCAGTTGTTCATGAAGCGTCTTCGCAAGAAGTTCGGAGAGGTGCGTTATTTTCACTGTGGTGAATATGGCGAGACTACGTTGCGACCTCACTATCACGCTCTACTTTTTGGGTTTGACTTTTCTGATAAATATTTTTGGAAGGAAGAAAGGGGAAATCGTCTCTATAGATCCCCCGATCTTGAAAAGCTCTGGCCCGTCGGAAATTCGTTGATTGGTTCTGTGACTTTTAAGTCGGCGGCGTATGTCGCCCGTTATATAATGAAAAAAGTCACTGGTGAAGCGGCTGCTGAACATTATCAAGGGCGCGCTCCGGAGTATGTGACCATGTCGCGGCGCCCTGGGATTGGCGCCGGATGGTACGCTAAATGGGGTAAAGAAGTTTACCCCGATGATTTTGTTGTTCACGATGGCGTTAAAATGAAGCCGCCGAAGTTCTACGATTCGAAATTGGAGATAATGAATTGTGACGAATTTAAGAGGATTAAAAACCAGCGTGTCGCTAAAGCGAACAAGCTGGTTCCCCATATTACGAAAGATGGTCGGCGTGTTATGATCGTCGATAATAACCTCTTTGTTTTGAAAGTGAAAGAGCAGATTAAGCAATCGCGGATTTCGCAGTTAAAACGGAGTGCGGAGGTTTAACGATGATATTAAAAGTGTACAGCGTTTATGATTCCAAAGCGGAGTGCTTCGGCACTCCTTTTTTTATGGGTACTCGTGGAATGGCTATTCGTGCCTTTTCTGATTTGGCTGGCGATTTTAAATCGAATGTGAGTCGTCACCCGGAGGATTATTCTCTGTTCGAAATTGGTGAGTTTGACGATTCGAAAGGTTCGATTGAGTGCGGGGTTGCCCCGACGAATTTGGGTCTTGCGTCTTCGTTTCTCCCTCGTGGGACTGAAACTGAACGGATGATTCGGACTGTCAAGGATACCGTTAACGCCTAATTGGAGGCATGAAAATGAAATCAGTGATGACGCATAGTTTTTCAAGGATTCCGGAAGCGGAGATTCAAAGGTCGTCCTTTGATCGTTCGCATGGTTATAAAACGACGTTTGATTCCGGATATTTGGTTCCGGTGTTTGTGGATGAGGCGTTGCCTGGTGATACGTTTAATTTGCGTATGGGCGCGTTTGCGCGTTTGGCTACGCCTTTGAAGCCGTTCATGGATAATTTATTTCTTGACAGCTTCTTTTTTGCCGTTCCTGTTCGTCTTATTTGGGACAACTGGCAAAAATTCAATGGTGAGCAGGTGGATCCTGGTGATTCCACGGATTTTGTCGTTCCTCAAATGACTGGGCCTAGTGGTGCCGGTATTACCGTCGGTTCTTTGTCTGATTATTTTGGTTTGCCGACGGGTAAAGCGTCAATTACGTTTAATTCGCTATGGCACCGGGCATACAATTTGATTTGGAACGAATGGTTTAGAGATGAGAATCTTCAAGATTCGGTTGTCGTTGACAGGGATGATGGCCCTGATACGTATACGGATTACGTTTTGTTGAGGCGAGGAAAGAGGCACGATTATTTTACTTCGTGCTTGCCATGGCCCCAGAAAGGGCCTGACGTTGCTTTGCCGCTTGGTACTGAAGCTCCGGTCGAGCGCGTTTCGGCGGCCGCCGGATGGGAGTTTTTGCAAGCTGGTACGAATGCTTCAAGCGGAACGGGTGCTGTGTCTGCGTCATCTTCTATATTGGCCGTAGCTGGTACTGGTGCCGCTTCTCTTGATCCGAAAGGTGGTTTGATTGCTGATTTGAGTTCGGCTACTGCCGCGACGATCAATGCCCTTCGTGAAGCTTTCCAGTTGCAGAGGCTTTACGAACGCGATGCGCGCGGTGGTACGCGGTATACTGAAATTTTGGAATCGCATTTCCGGGTTAAAAGCCCGGATGCTCGGTTACAGCGTCCCGAATATCTTGGTGGTGGTTCGTCGCCGATTAATATTCATCCTGTCGCCCAGACGACGCCGACTCCGGCAAGCGGTACGACTACGCCGCAGGGTAATTTGGCCGCGTTTGGTACTGGGTCGATTGGTGGACATGGGTTCACCAAATCTTTTACTGAGCATTGTGTGATCATAGGGATGGTTTCTGTTCGTGCGGATTTAACGTATCAACAGGGATTGAATCGGATGTTTTCTCGTCGCACTCGTTGGGATTTTTATTGGCCTGCTCTTGCCCACTTGGGCGAACAAGCTGTATTGAACAAAGAAATTTACACCCAGGGGACTTCTGCCGATGAAGAAGTTTTTGGTTATCAAGAACGGTTTGCGGAGTATCGTTATAAACCCAGCCAGATTACTGGCTTGTTTCGGTCGACCGCGGCGAGTTCTCTCGACGTCTGGCATTTGTCCCAGGAGTTTGGGAGTCTTCCCACCTTGTCGAATGACTTCATTGTTGAAAATCCTCCGATTGACCGGGTTGTTGCTGTGCCGAGTGAACCGGAGTTTTTATTTGATTCGTATTTCCAGTTCAAGTGCGCCCGGCCGATGCCTGTGTTTGGTGTCCCTGGAATGATTGACCATTTCTGATATGGGAGGCCTTAACCTTGATATTTTCGGGTCTGGTGGTGGAGGCGCTGGTTTGTTAGCTACGTTGTTGCCTGGCGTTGCTACTGGTTTGATATCTGGGCTTGGCTCTTATTATGGGGCCAAACAGCAAGCGGATGCGCAACGTGATGTTGCGCAGTCCCAGATGGACTTTCAGGAGCGAATGTCGAATACAGCTTACCAGCGCGTGACGGCCGACATGAAGGCGGCCGGGATCAATCCGATGTTGGCGTTCTCGGAAGGCGGCGCTAGTTCGCCTTCTGGGTCGATGCCTGCTATTCCGAATATTGAGGGCGCGGCCGTTGAGTCTGCTGTTTCTTCCGCTCTTGACATGCGTCGAGTTCAGAAGGAGATTCAAGAAGCGGATTCGAGGATAAGGTTGAATAAGGATTTGGGAATTAAATCCTTTGCTGATGCTGAGAAATCCATTTCCGACAAGCTTGTCAATGACAAGGTTATTGAAGGAATGGGTTTTGATAATGTTCGCAAGGGTAACGTAGCGAACGTGGAGCGCAAATTCCCGAATGCCTTCGGTTGGTTTGACGCGATTTCCCGTAGGTTTGGTGATGCCACGGGTATTGTGAGAGATGTGACTGGTGCCGCGAGTGATTTAAATATTAAATATCCGAGCGTAATAAGGAGACAAAAATAATATGGCTGATAAACCAGGTGTTCTGATTTGTAAAACCCCGTCGCGTACGAAGCAGAGTTTCAAGGCTTTGTGTGATATTAATACGATAGTCGCTAAACATCGAAGTACTGGCCTAGTAACGCATATTAATGCGAAGAACGGCTCTTATTTCGATGTTACTGGGATTGTCGATTATCAAACGGCCTTGAATGCTGTTGTTTCTGCT